CGGTAAAAGGCTTTGTCACTTTTCAAACCCAACAAATTGAAGTAGCCATAACGCATAAAATTACTATTCGCTATCACGATTATGTCAGCTCAGAAAACTGGGTATTGATGGATAGCAGGCGTTTTCGAATTAGAAACGTTCAAAATTTATTAGAAAAAGATCGATTTCTGGTTTTGTTATGTGAAGAAGTATTTCACGCACGTGATTATTTTAGAACAGGCATCAATCGAACAGGCGATGCACTCGAGTCAGATTTACCCCCTCAAAATTAATCGGTGATCTATGCTTGAGTTAAAGTTTAAATGGGACGCTGAAGACTTAGCGTTATTTAAGCCGAACAATTTTAAATTTGCAGACAATATCGACAAAGTAATAAAGCGAATTGCAACTGAGATTAGAAATACAGCAGTAACAAAAATTTCTCACGGTACAAGACACGGCAAAGTCTACAAACGAAGAACTATTGTTCATCAAGCCTCAGCCCCTGGCGAATATCCCAAAACTGACACAGGGCGCTTAGTTTCAAGCATACGAACCGATTTTAAATACTTAGAAGCAGATATCGGAAGCGATGTGAATTACTCGCAATACCTTGAGACTGGTTCTAGGAATATGAAGCCAAGACCCTGGCTACAACCATCTTTTGATGCAAACGAGAAAAAATTCCAAGACTCAATTGATGACGCATTGAGAAGGACATTTAATCTATGATCCAAATAACTCAAGTCATCGAATATGTGCGCCAAAACTTAACATCGGTGCGCGTTGATGGTGCAGCAGCACTTGCTAATGCTAAAGATGATTCACGTCTTTACGTTGAGGGTGAAACCTTAATCACGACGCTTTTTATCATGTTAGGCACCTTTGTCGCTACGACACTCTCACTTGAGGCACCCCTTCAAGATTATGAAGAACGTTTAACAATTATTGCATGTATTGATAACAAACAAGATCGCACAGGAAAACATGCACAGCAATTAGTGTATGCGCTTAGATTAGCGCTTTTAAAAATACTTCTGAACTATAAAGAATTTGATCCTAATTCACACTCTCTGCAATACGTTGGCGATCAAATGATTGCTGATGCTATGGATAGAGCACGTTACTGGCACAGATTTGAATTCAAATTATTAGGTAGATTGGGTCAAGAGGATGGCGTGACCTTTAATCTTGATAATTTCAATCGCTATGTTGCGAATTGGTACAGCCATGACCCATTGGCTGATGAGCCACTAGCTACTGATGACATCAATCACCTTTACGATTAGGAGAGATAAATGGAAAAGATTTTTATTAAACCGAGAGTAGCAGGGCAAGTCATACGTCATCCAGAAAAAATGCACCACATTATTTCGCAACAAGGTGAATGGGTCACAAACAGTTTTGAATGGCAACGAAAATTGTTGCAAGGGGACATTGTTATAGCAAAGCCAGCCCCAGCAGCAAAGCAAGAAATCAAGTCGGCGGTAAAACAGAAACTTAATAAGGAAGGAGATGAGTAATGAATTTTAATCAGATACCAAGCAATATCCGTTCACCGCTGACATATATTGAAGTTAATGCCAGCAATCAAAATATAAATTCCCCTACTAATAAACGTATTCTCGTTTTGGGGCAACGTTTAACAACGGGTACAGTTGCAGCAAATGTGCCAACGCTTATTTCAAACTATAGCCAAGCAGTACAATCATTCGGTCAAGGCTCAATGCTTGCTAATATGTTTAAAGTTTTATTCGATAATAATAACTCAACAGAAAAATGGTGTTGTGCAAGTGATGATGATGGCGCAGGCACAGCAGCATCGGGTACGTTGACGGTAACAGGTACTGCTACAGCAGCAGGAACAATATCACTTTATCTTGGCGGTGTATTAGTTAGCGTTGCGGTTGCAGATAATGATGATGCAACAGCAATTGGTGATTCAATCGTTGCAGCAATTACCGCAAATGCCGATCTTCCCGTTACTGCTGTGAATGTGACTGGAACGGTAACTGTCACTTATCGTCATAAAGGAACAGTCGGTAATTATTATGATATGCGTTTAAATTATGCCGGAGCAAATGCGGGTGAAGTTTTACCTGCTGGCGTTTCGATTGCAATCGTACAGCTAACAGGCGGTGCAACCGATCCCACATTGACCAGCACCATTGCAGCATTACCAGAGCAAATTTTTGATTACTGGGTTTGCCCGTTTCAAGGTTCAACCCCATTAACAGCACTTGATACTGAAATGGATAGTCGCTGGAACGCGCTTCGAATGCTCGAAGGCCATGTTTTTGCTGCGGCTGGCGGATCAGTTGCAACATTAGTGACATTAGGCACTTCAAGAAACAATCCGCATATGTCGATCTTAGATGCGGGTAACGGTAGTCCTTCACCTTCTTATCTATGGGCTGCTGCTGCGGCTGGTGTGATTGCAACAAGTGCAAGCATTGATCCTGCTAGACCCTTCACGACTTTACCCTTAGAGGGGATACTTCCCGAAAGTGTGCAAAATCGCCGCTTATTAAGCGATAGAAATACCTTACTCTATGATGGAATCTCAACGCATACCGTTGCTCAAGATGGCACCGTATTGCTTGAGAGAATGATCACTTGCTATCAAACAAATGCCTTTTGTGTTTCTGATGGTGTTTATCTTGATCTTACAACACCTCTTACACTTGCATTCTTACGTCAAGATTTACGCGCACGTATTACAACCAAATTCGCCCGCATGAAAATTGCAGATGATGGCACACGATACGGTGCAGGGCAGGCAATTGTTACACCATCTATTATTAAGTCAGAAATTATTGCTTGGGCAAATCAAATGTCTTTAGCAGGCTTAGTAGAAGATATGGAAGATTTTAAAGCCAATCTTATTGTTGAACGCGATGCAAACGACCCGACACGTGTTAATGTTCAGTTAACGCCAAATCTGGTCAATCCGTTGTATATCGTCGCAGCAAACATTTCTTTTGTCCTCTAATGTGGCGTTTCGCTACATAACTAAAACATTTTTAAGGAGCAGTCATCATGGCGAAAGTCGCTGGTACATGCACGTTTACAATTGACGGTGTGTTATATGCGCTAAGAGGCAATATGACAATTTCAATAGGTAATGTACATCGCGAATCTATTGTTGGTATTGATACCTATCATGGCTTTAAAGAAGTGCCAGAGGCGGGAAGTATCGAATGCGATATTACCGACATGGGCAATACCGATTACAACATCCTGGAGCAATTAACGAATGTTACCGTTACTGCTCGATTGATCAATGGAAATATCGCAACGCTAAACAATGCTACACAGATGAACCATCTTGCTTTAAATGTCGAAGATGGAAAATTAACCGTTAAATTTGAGGGGGCTTCTGGACAATGGCAAATCAACCAACAAACAGCAGCAGCGCAAGCGTCGTAACTTACACCCTCAAAGTTCCCGTCGAGTGCATGGGTCACGTTTTAACTGAGTTAAAGTTTAAACAGCCCAAGCTCAAGCACTTTAAATATCTTGACGGTGCAAAGGGAAACTTTGAGGTGATGGCAAGACTAATTGAAAAATTATGCGGATTACTTCCTGAGCAAATCGATGAAATCGATATTGCCGATTTCGACGAGATAGGAAAAATCATCGAAAATTTTTCGAAAAAGTCCCAGCAAACCTAATCGAATGTAAGGCATTTCTTGCTTATATTTTTCACTGGCAACCTTCAGAAATAGATAATCTCACCGCAAGTGAGTTTAATGCGTTTCTTGCTGAGGCTAATAAAATATGTCAGCTCTCGAAGCAAAAATAACTATTAGCGCGGTTGATCGCGTTTCGAATATCGTCAAAGGCATTAATAAGTCTATTGAGAGTATTACGAAATCATCATCCAATCTGGGTAACGCCTGGAACCGTGCTTCAGCCGCAGGTAGTGATTTTGTTGGTCGTGTGAGAAATTTATCATTGGTTGCCTTTGCAGCAGGGGCTGGTGTCTTTGGTTTAGTAAAACATTATGCCGATTTATCCGATCAACTAGATTTAACATCACAAAAAACTGGGATTAATGTCGAAGCACTGCAAAAACTTCAATACAGCGCAAAGCTTTCTAATGTCCCTATTGATGCTCTGAACGTATCTCTTAGATTTTTAAATCGATCCATTATTCAAGGCGCAACAAATCCAATTAGCGATGCTGCTTCTGCTTTTGATTCGATGGGGATCAGTGTTAAAGATGCGAATGGTCATATAAAAGATGCCAATACTATTATTTTAGAAATAGCAGATAAATTTAAGAATGCACCCGATGGGGCAAGAAAAACAGCAACCGCACTAGCGCTCTTTGGTAGAGCGGGAAACGATATGATTCCTATTTTAAATCAGGGATCAGAGGCACTTGCTAAACAGGGTCAAGAGTTAGCAAAGCTTGGACATATACTGACTTCGCCAGAGATTAATCAAAATAAAAAATTCGCCAACGATTACCAAAAACTTACACAAGCAATAAGCGGCGTTGTAAGTGTTATTGCTTCTAATTTGATTCCCATACTACAGCCAATAATAACTTACATGACAGATTGGATTGCTGCGAATAAAGAATGGCTCGCTATAAATATCACTAAAGGCATAAAAGATTTTGGAAAAGTATTAACAGAAGTTTGGGTCTATCTTAAAAATATTACAGATATAACGCTTAGAGTTGTCGATACACTAGGTGGTTTTAAAAATATCATCGCTATTTTAGCAGGGCTTTATGTCTTTAGACTTATCATAAGTTTTGGGCAATTTGTCTTATCAACAATTGGTATTATTCGTGCAGTATATGCACTGACTAAAGCTTTTGGTCTTTTATCCATTTCTTTACTTACAAACCC